GTTACATTTGCAGATGTAGCAGCAACAGGTAATGTAACTATTACAGGTAACCTAGATGTAAACGGAACAACTACAACATTAGATACTACAAACTCTACAATAGCAGATAGACTAATAGAGTTAGGAAACGGAACAACAGGAACACCAGCAAATGATATGGGTCTTGTCCTTGAAAGAGGTTCTTCAGACAATGTTCTTATTGGTTGGGACGAAAGTACAGATAATGTCGTAGTAGGAACAGGCTCATTTACAGGAGCATCTACAGGAGACTTAACATATACAGCAGCAAACTTTACTGCTGGTGTTGGTACATTTAGTTCACTAGACATTTCAGGAAACGCAGACATAGACGGAACTCTTGAAGCCGATGCTTATACAGTAGATGGTACAGCATTAAATGAATATATCCAAGACACAGTCGGTGGAATGGTTGGTTCAAATACTGAAACAGGTATTACAGTATCATACGAAGATGGTGATGGAACATTAGACTTTGTGGTTGGAACTCTCAACCAAGATACAACAGGTAACGCAGCAACAGCAGATGTAGCTACATTAGCAACAAATATAACAGCATCAGCTAATAATTCAACTGATGAAACAGTATATTTAACATTCGTAGATGGTGCTACAGGAACACAAGGTATAGAAACAGATACAGGATTAACATATAATCCAAGTTCTGGAGCATTAAGTGTAGAGAACGCAGACACAGGTTCATCAGCAGGTCCTGAATTAACATTATATAGAAACAGCGCTTCACCAGCAGACGCAGATTACTTAGGACAAATTAAGTTTAGTGGCGAAGATGATGGTGGTGCAACAACTGTTTACTCTAAAATTACAGGTAAAGCAGGTGATGTAACAAACAGTACTGAAGATGGTATTATAGAATTTGCAGCACAAAAAGCAGGAACACAAACTATACTTGCTAGACTTAAATCAGATAAGTTAGAGTTAATTAATAGTACAGCATTAGATGTAGATGGAGCAGTTACAGCAGCTTCATTAGATATTTCAGGAAGTGCAGATATTGATGGAACAATGGAAGCAGATGCTTATACAGTAGACGGAACAGCACTTAACGAATATATTGCTGATACTGTAGGAGCAATGATAACAAGTAATACTGAAACTAGAATTGCAGTAACTTATGACGATAGTGATAATACTTTAGACTTTGTTGTTGATGACATGACAGCTAATACAACTTATAGTGCAGGTACAGGACTTAATTTAAGTTCAACAACATTTAGTTTATCACACTTAGGAATTGAATCACTTAGTGATCCTAACGCAGACACATTCCTTATATGGGACGATAGTGCTGGAGCAACTGCATTTGCCACATTAGGCGATGGTTTAAGTGCTTCAGGAACAACTATTAACGGTGTTGCTATATATGATAGCAGTGGTAGTAAACTTAATTAGGAGTAGCAATGGCTCTAGCCAGTAGAACAGACTTACAAGATTATTGCTTGAGGAGACTAGGAGCTCCCGTTATAGACATTAATGTTGATGAGCAACAAGTTTCAGATAGAATAGACGATGCCTTACAATATTGGCAAGAGTATCACTTTGATGGTGTAGAAAGAACCTATGTTAAACATCAAATTACAGGTTCTAAAGTACATTTAACAACAAGTGTAGCAGGCAACTTTCAAAAGAATGAAACAATAACAGGTGGCACAAGCGGTGGTACAGCAAAAATAAAATCAGCCTCAGGGCAAGATATTACTATTGAAAAGATGGACACCAATAGTGCAGACTTTGTAGCAAGCGAAACTATAACAGGAAGTGAAAGTGGCGCAACTGCTACAACACATCCAACAACCTTTTATACACAGGGAGATATAGAAAAAGGATATGTTCCTATTAGTAATAATATATTAGGTATAACCAAAGTATTTAATTTTGGTGGAGCAGCAACGAATACTTCAAGGGACGGTGAATTATTTGATTTAATGTATCAATTTAGAATGAATGATTTGTATAATTTAATGGGTGCAGACATGTTATATTATACAGTAGTTCAAAGTCATTTAACAACATTAGAGAAATTACTAGCTGGCGAAAGACAAATTCGTTGGAATAGGAAAACAGACAGACTTTATTTAGACACAGACTGGGATAAAACATTTAACCCCGGTGATTATTTAATAGCAGAAGCTTGGGCTTTACTAGACCCTGCAACATATACAGAAGTTTATGATGATATGTTTCTTAAAAAATATGCTACTGCATTAATTAAAAAACAATGGGGTGCAAATATGAGTAAGTTCTCAGGAATTCAAATGCCAGGCGGTGTAACATTAAATGGAGATACAATATTCCAAGAGGCATCACAGGAGATAATACAGATAGAACAAGAGATGCAGAAAAATTACGAACTGCCTCCACAATTTATGATAGGATAGTGAAATGCCAACGAATTTCTATTTCCAGACAGGTAGCGGACAAGGCACAACAAACGAACAGCGTTTAGTTGAAGACTTAATTATAGAAAGTCTTAAAATTTATGGACATGATTGTTACTACCTTCCAAGAACATTAGTAGATAAAGACACAATCTTTGACGAAGATACTTTGTCTGCCTTTACACAAGCATATCCATTAGAAATGTATTTGGATAATGTTCAAGGTTATGAGGGTGAAGGAGATATATTTACTAGGTTTGGATTAGAAGTTAGAGACCAAGCAACATTTGTAATGGCAAAAAGACGTTGGGAAGACATGGTTCAAACCAGCGGAGGAACATTTACACAAGTAGCAAGACCTTCAGAAGGCGATTTAATATATTTAGAAAAAACAAAATCTCTTTTTGAAATTAAATATGTAGACTTTCAAGATCCTTTTTATCAGTTAAATAAAATACATGTATTTAGATTAACTTGTCAATTATTCGAATACAGTTCAGAGGATTTGGATACAGGTATTTCAACTATAGATAATATAGAAACTACATACTCACAAGATATGTTAGAGTTTCAATTATTACAAGAAGATGGAACATTATTATTAACAGAGTCAGGCGGTTCTATAATTAAAGAAGATTATGCAGTTAATAAATCAGAACCAATTGATAATGCAGACTTTGATAACCTTGTAACATTAGAAGGTATATTAGACTTTAGCGAGAAGAATCCATTTGGTGAGATAGGAGCTTAGTATGTTTAGAGGACAATCATTTTATCACCAACATATAAGGAAAGCAGTTATAGCCTTTGGAACTATCTTTAATAATATAAACATTGAAAGAAAAAATACTTCGGGTGCCGTTGTTCAAGCTCTTAGAGTACCTTTAGCATACTCTACAAAACAAAAGTTCTTAACAAGGATTTCTAGAGTACCTGATGCCACTACAAGAGGTGAAGTAGCTATAACATTACCTAGAATGGGTTTTGAAATAGATGGTTTACAATACGACCCTTCCAGGAAGGTATCAGTTATAAATAGAAATAAAGCAGTAGGCGAGGGAGATGATACAAATACAGTAAGAGTAGCATTTAACTCTACTCCATACAACATGAACTTGGCATTATATATATTTGCGAAGAATCAAGAAGATGGATTACAATGCTTAGAACAGATTATTCCTTATTTTAATCCAGACTTTAATGTTACTATTAATGATCTTCCTGAACTAGGAATTAAAAGAGATATTAAAATAACATTAGATAATGTAATGTATGAAGATCAATATGAAGGACAATTTGATGCGAGACTAAGTGTAATATGGACACTAAATTTTACAATGAGACTTAATTTTTATAGTAATGTTGCTAACGTGGATGTAATTAAGAAAACAATTGCTTCTATATATAACGATCCTAATTTTAGTTTGGATACAACTAATTCAGCAAATAGAAGTAGGCAAACAGCAGAAATCAATCCCACAACAGCAACACCAGAAGACGCATATACTTTTATAGAGGGGTTTGATGAAGAATTCGAAACATAATACTGGGTTTGAAAGTCTAGATAAAAAGTTCAATACAAAAGAAGTAACAAAAGCTCTAGAAAAAAATTTAGAAAAAACTAAGGAAGAAAAAATACTTCCACCTGTAGATTTATCTCAGGAAGACGCAGAAGCTTTATATAAAAAAGGCGAACTATCAGATTTAGAGTATGCTAGATCAATATTAAAACAGGCAGAAGCATACAATGATGAGGCAATACAAGGTATATTGCACATAGCAAGAAATTCCGATCAGCCCCGTGCGTACGAAGTGGCTGGAGGTTTAATAAAGAACTTGCAGGATACAGCGAAGGACATGTTAGAAGTACATGAGAAGCACAAAAGAATAACTGCCGAAGATCCTAAAGCAAGGAATATAAAAACACAGAATAATCTATTTGTAGGTAGTACAAAAGATTTATTGAAGGCGCTGAAAAGCGAGGAGACTAAAGTTATAGATGTTGAAGCGAATCAAGAAGACGAAATTCCACAAGATGATGAAAGCATCGAGACACCAAAAAGTGTTTACAATGATGGGAGCACAGAAGGTAAGTAAGCATGACACAAGCGGAAGGAAACAGTTACCACGGGAATCCAAATCTTAAACCGTTAGCATACGAGCATGATTTCTCTGAAGAAGAAATTAGAGAGTATGTTAAGTGTAAAAACGATCCTATCTATTTTATAGAAAACTATGTAAAAATAATTACATTGGATAAAGGTCTGCAACCTTTTGCTTTATATGATTGTCAAAAAGAAAAAGTAGAATGTATAATGAATAATAGGCGTGTTGTTCTTATGGAAGGGCGACAACAAGGTAAAACAGTTACAGCAGCAGCGTGTATTCTTCATTATACTATCTTCGAAGAGGACAAAACAGTAGCTATAATGGCTAACAAGAGTGCAGCAGCAAGAGAAGTATTAAACAGATACCAAATAATGTTTGAAAACTTACCTATATGGATGCAACAAGGTGTAAGAACATGGAACAAGGGTGACGTAGAATTAGAAAACAATAGTAAAGTATTAACAGCAGCAACAACAGCAGCAGCGATTAGGGGTAAATCTGTAAACTGGTTGTATATTGATGAGGCAGCAATTATACCTAATAACATAGCAGACGAGTTCTTTACTTCTGTTTATCCTACTATTTCTGCTGGTGAAACAACTAAAATTCTACTTACATCTACACCACTAGGTTACAATCACTTCTGGAAATTCTGGAATGAGGCAGAGAAAAAAGAAAATGGTTTTGAACACATGTTCATTCCTTACTATGAGATACCAGGCAGAGATGAGAAGTGGTTAGAAGAACAGAAACAATTACTTGGCGATGTTAAGTTTAACCAGGAGGTAATGTGTGAGTTTTTAGGTTCAACAAACACATTAATTAATGCACAAACAATAGGTAGATTAAGTACAAAGACACCAATATATACAAAAGCAGGGCTAGATATATATGAGGAGCCAAAAGAAAATCATTTTTACGCAATAACATGCGATACTGCTAGAGGAATAGGTGGAGATTATTCTGCCTTTGTGGTTGTTGATATTACTAAAATGCCATATAAGGTAGTGGCTAAGTATAGAGATAATACAATTGCTCCTATGTTATTCCCAGACTTTATAGGGAAGGTAGGTAGGGATTATAACGATGCTTTTGTATTAGTAGAAGTAAACGATATAGGACAACAGGTAGTAGAAATACTACATCAAGAAGTAGAATATGAAAACATCTGCCATACAGTTACAGAACAGAATAGGCAGTTTGTTTCACCTGGTTTTGGTAAAAAAACTAAAATGGGTGTTACAACTTCTAAACAAGTTAAAAGACAAGGGTGTTTTGCATTTAAGTCTTTATTAGAAGAACAGAAGATGTTGTTATTTGATGAGCATATTATACATGAGATATCAACCTTTATTGAAAAAGGTCAAACTTATGTAGCAGATGAAGGCTATCATGATGATTTAGTTATGTGTTTAGTATTGTTTGGTTGGCTATCTAGCCAAGCATTCTTTAAAGATATGACTGATGTTAATACAAGAGAAGGATTATACAAACAACAAATGGGTGATATTGAAAGTAATTTAACACCATATATTAGAGTAGATGGCTCTGAACCAGAGTTTGAAGTATTAGGAAATGATGTGTGGTTGTTAGATGATGAGTATAATCCAGGAAAATTACAAAAGAAATTAAAGAATTTAATAGGTAGTGTATCTCCACCTAGAAGATAGTGTACACACGCATATTATATAGTGTACAGATAGAAATAAGGACATTTATAAATAGTTGGAGATGATAAATTAAACTGTGTCATTCACAAAGATAATATAAACCGAGGAGAAAAACATGGCATTTCAGCTATCACCAGGAGTTCTCGTAACTGAGACGGATTTAACCAGTGTAATTCCTTCCGTAAGCACTACAGCAGCTGCTTTAGTGGGAGATTTTAGATGGGGTCCTGCAGGCGAGATAACAACCGTAGTTTCAGAGAATGATCTTGTAGAGAAGTTCTTTGAACCAAACGATACCGTGGCAACTGACTGGTTCACAGC